CGCAACCTCACCCGCCTCGGAAGCCATACCTAGAACGGTATAGACTAAGCCCGTATCCTCAGGGTACTTAGCAGTCGTGGAAGCGAGTCGTTGGTATTCGTTCATGTCGGTCATGCGTGAAACATTACCACCACTATTACCGTTGCTCATACCATGTTCCATCTTGGTTGAGAACCATCCAGTAGTACGGTGCGACACATTCGGAGACATTGACGGGTGCGTCTTTTGCCTCCCAGCGACTAGGGTAAATGTTTATTTGACAGACGGGTGTGTCGTCATTCGTAGCCTTACCAATTGTCAGCAATGCTCCCAAAGCCAGCCCTCCCCAAAATAGGGTACGGACAGCGGTTCTAATGGTGTAGTAGATAGGTGCGTGTTTCTTCATGGGTACATCTTACAACGGGAGTATACCCATGTCAAGCATTACCCGAAGTCAGCGATAGTTCACCTCAAACCCAATGGAAGTCAGCCCGTTCGCCAACTCCATGTGGAGCGCATCTGTGTCAATGTCGCTAATTTCGTAAGGCAACTCCAAAGCCCGATGAAGCGACATCGGATAACGAGCCTCACGAACAACCCCCACCCCGTTGTGCGTCATCGGCTTGTAATACTCAACATTGCGAGGCGGAGCGTAGCGATACGGAACCACTACGAACAAAATACCGTCATTCTGAACATGGGTGAACGAAAGACATTCCTTTATGAAGTCTGTCAATGGCGATGCGAACAACTGAGCCATGTCTTTACCACGGGTCTCATCAGGATTTGTAGAACAATACCCTTCGGCAACCATTGTAAAAGCCGTCGCACCCCAACCTTGGCGTAAAGTACACGCCGCCTGAACCACAAGACCGTACCTTTCGTCGGGGTCACTCATAAACTCGTGAGACAACTGAGCCACAGCGACAAGTTCGGAGCCTTCCCACGCCATCAGACTGAATGACAAGTCCTCCCCGATACCTTCCTGTTTGACCATCATACCCTTGGCTATCTTGGCACTCTCCACAGCAAGGGCAACCTTGTCAAGACTTTCGGGGTATTCGTTCATACGGCAAAATGATAATCCAAAAAAGTCGCAGAAAGTACATCATCGGATACAAACACCATACTAATGTTTGTCACATGACCAACGCAAAGAAAAAACCAGTCAAGAAAAAAACCGCCAAGAAAGAGCCTGCGAAAAAAGCAGTTGCGAAAAAGTCGGAAAGTAAGGAACCTGCGAAGAAAAGCGCACCTGCGAAGAAAAAAGCACCTGCGAAGAAAGCGTCACAAGTTAGCGTGACAGCACGACCTATCACGACAAGCACGACGGCGACCGACATCAAGGTTGATTTCACAATCAGCGGGGCACCTGAGACATTCTCATCGGCACTATCAGAGGTTATCCGTGTGAACGATGTGGTGGACAAGTCGCTTCGTAAGCGGATGCTCAAATGGTTTACACGCAAGTAATCAGAAATCAGCGTGTTGTTCCAAGAAGTCAATCAACTTCTCGGCGGTGGTTTCGCCAGCAACACCAGCATCTGACCTCATCCATCTAATAAAGTCATACCAACGGCGTTGCTGTTCGGGTGTATCAAACACGAGTGAATACTGAACAACGGATTTTGTAGAGCCACTCACGCCAGCGGATGTCGCTCCCTGAGTAACGAGCGATGTTGTATCTGCCGACAACGGTGCCGACAAACGGACTTCACCCTCGGAGTCTCGTGTAACCACAATCGGGTCTGTGGTTTGTTGTGACGGAAGCGTAGGGAGTGCTTGTTGCTCAGGCTCAAACATCTGAATAACGGGTTGCTCATACAGCCCTGGGGTAACAGTCCCTTGTGTTTCTGTGGATAGGTCAAGCATCGCTAACTCAAACTCATCCCATTCCAAGTCCTCCAACAGTTCGCCGTAGTCGTCAATGATTTGACTTAGCGCATCAGCGAGCAGGTCGTCATCGGTGTGTCCCAACTCGTTAGTGCGATTATCGGCAATTGCGAATGCCATCGCACGGGCGTCATCAACATACATTGGAACGACAGCAATTTGTGTCCAACCAAGTCGCTGCGCTGCCTGAAACTGGTGGTTTCCCGCAATAATAGTGGAGGTTCCGTCGTCGTTTGGTCGCACAACGATGGGTTTGACCTGACCGAACTCGTTATAGGAGGCGCAGATGGCATCAATGTTTCCAACACGAGGGTTTCCGACGAGAGAACGCAGGCTCTCTAACGGGACTGCTAGATGCTCAATGGATGGGTCAATTTTGTGAGTCATTAGTGGTTTCCAATCTGTGTTCTAACATTTGCGTTGAGGGTACGCAATGCGTCAATGCTTGTTCGTAAGGAGATTAGTTTTTCTCTTTTGGCTTTGACGAGGGCTTCGGAGATTTTGTAATCATAAGACTCGTCTGATAGTTTGTAGTCAGCCCACGCTTCTCGCTCACGGATAGACCCCTTGGCAGATAAGTATTCCTTCGCCCAGTTGGATTTATAGAGTGCTTCCTTTTTAGCGGAGTCTGTGGCAAGTTGCTCAAACGCTTCGGTATGTTCCTCTAAAAGTTCCATCAATCGCATGATTTCTGTTTCTACTTCTACTTGCGAGATGGGGTTTGTTCTTGTATTCACATTTACCTTTCTAGCGCAGACCAATCAACTTTGTCAAGTGCCGAAACTTGTTCTTTCGTCCATGTCCACTCAGTAATTCCAAGTTTTGTCAATGCCATTTGTTCTAAGACCCACGCATCACATTCGTCGTTTCCACCACCACCTGAAAACACAAGCCCCGTCTTTGCCGAAATCGCTGAAATAACTTCTCCCTTGGATGCGTTACCACGACCCGTCGCAAACTTCGCACGGGATGTAGGTGGAACCTCAATGTAAGGTATGCCCAAGTCGTGGAGAAGCAGACGCACAACACCGCCAAGTTCACCAATGCTGTGCGCTTGCGAGTTGCGTGACGCAAACGAGTAGCCCTCAATAACCGCATGGGTAACTTGACTTTCCTGACAAATTTGTGTAAACTGTTGGCGTAAGTCGGATAACCGCTCAACACCTTTGTGCTTAGAAGAAACAACTCTTGTAGTGCCGTCAATAGAAACACCTGACGATGTAAGCGATAAATCAAGACCAACAATACGCATCATTCGCCCCAAGCGTGTTTGGCTAAACCTAAATCAAAAGCCAACTGTGGGTAGTTGCCAATACGGCGATGGCAGTCACGACAAACACACATTAGGTTGTCCTCATCCAAGATGGAACCACCTTGCGACCTACGGACAAGTTCATGGACATCAACAGAGCGTTTACGAACATAAGTAACAAGCCCATCATGTTCAGCAAAAACAGGGCACGCCTCGCAGAAAAGCCGTTCCGAAAGCAACCTCTCAACAAGTGGACGACGAAGTTTGTACTCCGCCTCCTTTTTCTTAGACCGATGCCTCACTTGTGGTTTTGGCCACGGGGCTTCCGATGGTCAAAAACTTCCTGCTGTCCACATTGTAGGCAGGTTGTTGCCCACGGGTAGAAACGCTTCATGTTGCTCGGATGAGGGCAGTCAAGAACATCTTTGACAGTCAAGTTCACCGCATCACGAATCAACTCAGCCATAGAAACACCTCGGCGTTCAGCCGCATCTTTCCAACGGGCATGGTCTTCGTCTGTCGCACGGATGAGAACCTGCTTACCAGCAACCTCGCCGTCTTTTGCGCCCGTCTTGGGCTTACGGGTCGGCTTGATAGAGTCAGCGACTTCGCCCATCGCCATCTCCAAGTTGTCCATGTCTTCTTCGTTCATTATTCCTCTATCACTTCCGCGTCAATAATCTCAGACTCTACCTTAGTCGCATCTAGTTGATGGGAGGTACCAAGAAGTTGATTGATTGTTTCCGCAGGAAGCACACCAGAAGAACCCATGATTTCCAACAATTTCTTGACTTCCTGTTCGGGGTCAAACGCATTGGCTGCGATGGCTTTGTTACCAACGCCAGCAAGAGTCGCACGGATAGGTTCGTCGCTCATGCCAACATCCATCTGAACATTTATGTTGGTCTGTTCCATTCCGAGCAGTTTGCTTCTTCTATCCATGATGCTCAGCGCAGTCTGAACTGCTTTCATGTCGGGCTCTACGGTGACCTCGGTACCGTCGTCCATGCGCACCTTTCGGTGTTGTGTCAATGGCCAAATTGATTGTTGTAAAGCATCTAGTCTTTCCAACTCCATTCGCAAAACTTCGGGATAAGCCAAAAGTGCTTCTGAGTT